TTTGGAATGTTAATTAAATAAGGTTTTGCACCAGTAGCCAAGTTGGTCAAGGCCCCGAACTCATAATTCGGATATCGTAGGTTCAAGTCCTACCTGGTGTACTACGCCTCCTTAACTCAGGGGTAGAGTACCCGCCTTGTAAGCGGGTTGTCGTAGGTTCAAATCCTACAGGAGGCTCGGAAGTATGGCAGAGTGGTCGAATGCAACGGTTTGCTAAATCGTAGATCGAAAGATCCACAGGTTCGAATCCTGTTGCTTCCGCCAAACCTCTGTAGTTCAGTGGACAGAACGATGGACTTCTAAGCCATGCGTCGCAGGTTCGATTCCTGCCAGGGGTACTTTACTTTTTAGGATGTTTTGGTTCGTAAGGGGCAACTTTAGATGCAATACGACCATTTTTATATAGTCTAACAATCCATCCATCTTTAATTTGTGTTGGATTAAATGCAAATGATTTCTTCTTTGGCATTATAGTGTATGTCTTTCTGTTTGTACCTTTGTGTAATCCTTGCCAAAATCAGCAAACAAAGCCTTATCTCTTTCACGATTAGCAATTCCTCTTGACCAAGAGAATCCTGCGTCTCCGCCCCAAGCAAGCCACATAATGTATCCGTTAGATGGGTTTTCTGAGTTACCCCAGTCCTTACCCTTCTTGTCTACTTCGTGGCGTGAGAAGTATGAATACATTCTTTTAACAGTACTAAGAGAGATTGATTCTCCTCTTGCTAACTGCCCTGCACGAGTCCAACCAACTGCAGTTCCTGCACCTTTAGCCTTACCATCTTCTTTAAACTTAATCGCTCTACGAGCAGCAGATCTTGCTCCTGCTGGTGGTGAATAACCTTCAGCCTTTGATACTGATTCTGTATCATATTCAACTGTGTCATCATCTTCGAACATGTAATCTGCTTTTGTAGCAGGAACACAGTTAGGAACCATTGCTCCACCTTGTCCTGGTTTCATTCCACGCTGGACATAACCATCCCAACAAGGTGCTTGCTTATTGCCCTGATAAGTTTGAGTTGGCATCATTGAATCGTCTGCTTTACCCATTTGAGCATCAAACATAGCCATTTCTACTTCTGAATTCATATCTTCATTCTCCATACTATGATTGTTAATATCTGCAATCTGTGCATCTTGGTACATCATTCCAATGCTATATGCTGTTGGCTCCCATGTACCGTCTTCTTCTTTATAAATTCTAACAGCCATTGCTGGATTATCTGGGATCATAGATTCAATCGCATACTCTGTTCCAGGGGTTCCATAGGTTCCACCCTCAGTCATAATGTGCTCTACCATTCCATGAATCATTCCTTCTGATGTCATGCCCATTACAAAGTCGCCTTCTTTTATCATCTAATTATTATATCATGCCGTTTAGTCTATCGTGGGTTCTAATCCTATGGCAGTTGGCACAAACCACCTCACACTTTTCAATCTCTTTTTTAATAGCCTTCCAGGAAAAACCATCATGGATCATTCTGGATACATTATATTTCTTGTCTCTTAAATGATCAAAATCTAGTATTATGTGATTACCAATACCACAATCTACACAGCCAGAATCTTCTTTTATCTTAGCAAGTTTTCTTTTATACTCTTGCTTATTATAATGGTCTAACTCTTTGTCAGTCATTGTTATTATTATACCGCAAAATATTAGGTCCCACACAGGAAATTCACCTGACTTGCGCCACGGTTATAATAAATGGGTAACTAAACCATCACTAAGGTCCTATGTGGGACAGTTATATTGTAGCATAGGAAATGAGCAGTTTATAGACAACTGCTCAGGTCTATTAGCCACGACGATCAGCCTGCCAACTCTCCACTCAAAGGAGCATCCGTTGCAAAACCTTTTAAAGTCTTATAGCGGAATAGTATCTATTATACTACTTCTTTTTTACTGCTGCCTTCTTTGCTGGTGCCTTCTTAACTACCTTAGCAGCCTTAACTGCTGTGTCTACGTCTTCAACAGATGGCAATTTGCCAAATGCGGAATCGTTAGGATTGACTGCTCTTAATGCTACGGGCACGATGGCTCCAAGCAATGCATAAGCAAGTGTCTGTGGATCTGTTACACCTGCAGCGTAAAGAGCAATCGCTGCACCAAGAACTGATCTTCCATATGATGCTAGTACTGCTTTTAGTTGTGTTGTATTCATAATTTTCCTCCTAGGATATTATTTTTGTTAGTACTGTAAAACCAATCCATAAACCAATAATTCCTGCGACTCCCGCAAAAACTGGTGGTGCTGGGACTGGCAATTTGAATGCAGCAAATACTACACCACATCCAAAACCTGTTAGTATTGATAGTATTACGTCTTTCATATATCTATTCTACCATAGTCAATTCTGATATATTTTTATATTTTTTAATAAAACTTATAGTATGCTCAAAGGCTATTTGATCTCCTCTAGGGAAGATTATTTCTTCTATTCCTACTAATTTTAACTGTCTTACTATATTTAAAAGTTCTTCATGGGTTATAAGGCTACCGTCACTTGAGACAGTGTTCATCATTACCATAATCCTCTTATTTTTAATATCGTATTTATTTTCTTTAAAATGATTATAGTCAATTATCATTTTACTATTATATTTTGCTGCAACATCAAATGTAAAACTATTTGTAACTGAAACATAATAATCTAATGTCTTATTATCTAAACTTTCTAGAACATCAACATATTTTATTAAATAGTCAGACCTGTCTATTCCTGAAGAATTATCATTAACTGATCCAAGAATTCCCCCAATATCTTTTTCATTTTCTTTAATCCATCCAGATATAAGGTTTATTTGTAGAAGACCTTCACCATACAACTGATTAAAACTCATGCCTATTTGAGAAAGGAGTTGAGGAGATATTGTGTATGGTCTAACAGCAACCATATGTTTAATTTTAGTTTCTGCTAAATATTTTGGGATTGCTATAAAAGCATTTAACTGATAAGCATTATATGTATGAAGAACTCCATCAACTCCCAATTCTTCTAACTCTTTTATAACTTCAATGTCTGATGTAAAAACATATATTTTCATTTATTTATTTTACCATAGTCTTCTGGTAATAGTTTCTTTAGTTCTTCATAGGCTTCAGTGATTTTTTTCATAGAGTAATAATTAGGTGCCATTGACCCTACAGCCCCATACTCTTTAAAATAATTAATCTCTGGCTCAACATCAGTAATAAACTTATTTAATGATGACTGAACTTCATCTATGTAGGTATATGCCCAGTCTCTAGAATCTGAAACAAATTTTAAAAATGCTTCTGATGAAGGATCTTCTAATTTATTTTTTTTCTCAGACGACTCTACTAACTTTTCAGATAAGATAGTTTTATCTAAGTGGGCTTTTACAAGTTCCAGAGTTGTTGAAGAAAGTTTTACCTTTAACTGTACATTTTTAAATATTAAAATAAAGAATAATATAATAAATAAAGTAAATGCTGCGAACTCAATCATAATTCTTTCCCTCCTTCTCTAACTAATAAAACAATTGCACCATTTTCTTCAAGTGCTTTTTTTGTACGAATCATATACTCAACAGCATGCTTTCTTTCTTCTCCAGAAAGACTCATAAACTGTTTTTCACTTGCTTTTACTGTTATAAAATTATCGTGATCAACTATTTGAAGTTGGAATCCGTCAGGACCTTTTAATGAATGAAAGGCCCTCCTCATTGAATCTGTATACATTTTATTGCTCCGTTGTTAGTCTTTGCCAAGTATTTGCCCAGTCTGATTTAGACTTGTGTTTTGAAAATTCTTTAGATAACTGTCCACCTTCAAGATAAACACCACCCCAAACTCCCCACTCTTTTTGAGAAACACCAACAGCAAAACACATCTTTGAAACAGGACAGTTAGAGCACAACTTTTCTATTGCTGGCCTTAGTAGTTCATCGTCTTCATACTTTTCAAAGAATAAGTTTGTATCATATTCCAAGCATAACGCATTGTCTTTCCATTCGTGCTTTGGCATATTAACTCACAAACTTGTCTGGTATATCCCATCCATTCTTAGAAGGTACAAAGCGACGCTGTAGATGCCACTTGCCATCCACGAATGCCCCCTGTGGGGCTGTTCTACCCTTCTCAGAAGGATAAGAATTAACTACTGTCCAGCCGTCCCAAAGTAAAGTTTTATTTTCCTTTACAATTTTTTCCATTTGTTCTAATGAATTTATTTGCATTTTTATTCTTTCTGTTAGTATCTGAAGATGCCGTATTCGACATTATTGTTTTTTGCTTGATCAATTAGTTTAGAAACTTGTTCTTTTTCTTTACTTAAAAAAGCAAAGTAGTTTAAGTCTAAAATATTATCTGATATCCAAGAAGGTGGAACAGGTTTATATTTAATACTTTTACCACGAGCCTTCAGTCCTCGCTCTGACAAGTTTGCAAACTCCATAGCCATAGAGTTAACGTTTGCTGGTCCTGCAGAATATAGATAGAAGTATGGATCTTCTTCACTTAAAGAAGACATGCTTACTGCCATGGCTCTAAGAAAAACCTGGTAGTCATCAAAACTACTGGTTCCCTGAATCCCCACTATCATTTTTATTCCCATCTCTAAGTTGATCCATTATGAATAACATCTTATCTAATTGTACCTTATCCATACCCATTGTGTCAACTAGGGTTGCATTGGCTCCATCTATTTCAGTACCGTTCATTTCTGCACAATAGAAGGTTCCATTCTTTACAAAGTATGCTTTATTGTCAAAAATAACAACTTTTATATTTGTTCTTTCTTCATGCTTACTAGATTGCGTAACTATTTTCTTTTTATGTTGCTTTATTTCTGAAAGAAAAGGAAGAAGTAGCATGTGAATTTGGCTTTGACTATACCTGGGTATATCATTTTTCTTATCAAATTTGTTATAAGAAATAAGCCTAGTTGTTACAAACATGGCTATTAAAGTTATTGCCGATCCAAGAAAATATTCCATAGTTCCTCCAGAACAATTATACTACTTATCTGAAGAGATAACCCTAATTATTTCTTTTAAAGTTACTTGGTTTTCTTTGCTTAGTTTTGACAATTCTCTATCATCTAACGCTTTTTCTGTAAGGGTAACCATTGGATTCTTTTCTGTCACATCCATATTTAAAAATCCCTCACTCCACAAAGACATGGTTTCACGAGAAAAATATGTAGAAACCTCATTGTGAAGTTCTGGACTAACCTCAAGTAATTTGTCCGT